GAAGCCAGCCGAGCGGAACAGATGGTAAAGCAACTTTCGTACGTGCCAATGCCACCTCAAATTGCCATATCAATGCGATAAGACAAACGTCCCCTCTCATAACATACTTCTTTTCATGCAATTCAATTACGATGGAAGCTCTCTCAAATCAGGCGTCTACAAACTCACCAATACAACCAACGGCAGGATTTACGTTGGATCTTGCAAAGAATTTAAAACTCGCTGGAAACAACATTCAAAATCATTGGAAATGAACAAACACAGCAATCGTTTCTTGTTGAATGATTTCAACAAATGTGGAACAGATGCGTTTGTGTTTGAGATATTGGAAGTTACAGAAGGAACCAAAGAAGAACGTTTGGCACGAGAACAGCTTTACTTGGATCAACATTATGACAACCAACAGCGGTGTTATAACTTGCGCAAAGAAGCTATCAGCAGAGAAGGTTATCGTTCTTCAACACCAGAAGAAACCCAACAAAAATGTTCCAAAGCTGCCAAAGATAGTTGGGCAGATCCAATTCAAAAAAACAAACGTTCTATGGCACAAAAAGACGCCCAAGGCACAGAAGAGGCACGAAAACGTGCCAGCGAAAAATTCCTGGCTCTTTGGGCAACACCAGAACACCAACAGGCAATGTCAGAATGTAGGAAACGTCGTTGGGCTTCCATGTCCGAAGAAGAGCGAGCAAAAATCAAACAGACGCTCACTGGTGGTACTGATCCATTGGCACACCGTAAAACCGCAACAACTCGCAGACGAAAACTGGAAGCCAGAATTCCAAGCGTCCAACAAGTGTTGGATTACACCGGCAAAACAACTTCAAAATCAAAGATGTTTTTAAAAGCGAACCTGTTATCTCCCGCAGGTATATTGTATCGCAATATTTACAACCTGAGAGCATTTTCAGAAGAACAAGCCTTGGATGCTTGGAAGTTGCAGCAAGTTATTGAAGGTCAAAGATGGTCATATAAAGGTTGGACCAAAATGCTTGATCACAACTGACATGAGTGTCAGTGGAACCTAACCAATAGGAGAGAAGAAAAGACTTGAAATGAAGTTGAATTTACTGATTGAAAACATGGTTATGGGGGTTCTTCAAGAAGGACCATATGGGCAAGTGCTGTTTGGTCAAGAAAGAGGAAAACCAGATCCAAAGAAACCAGAAGTTGATACCGCACCTGAAAAAAACCTTTACAATGTTGTAAAACAACATCACATAGGGGATATGGATGCTTTGGGCATGAATGCCCCATCCTTGGCTGCTTTGGCTAATCGCGGGGAATACCAAGACATCTTAAAATCACCAAATGCTTACGCGTATAGATTTTTGTTTGGTGTTGATGAAAATGTTATGTCAACAATAACTGGACAAAGTATGTTCTCGCTTGAACATGTAGAACAATCCCAATCTGGCACTTTTACCCCCAAAGGAAGACCCCATGCCTCTTGGACTTTGTGGGGAGACAAAGAAAAGCTTGTCAACCTTGCCAAAGCACTTAACTCTGGCGGTTTTTTGGATGTAGACCAAGGCAAATTTGCCTGTCTACTTGTTGCTGCAACAGGAGACAACCAAGGTAAATTCATTTTGAATCCTGCTGGCATTGCTGAAATACCAGAACTAAGGCACTACGCTGAATCAGAGAAAGAGATCATCTCAGTTGGGACAATTAAACTAAGAAGAGTAATATGGTGCGCCTCTAATGAAATAAATGATGGAAATGTTGAAACTATGACACAAGCCATCCTACAGGTGTTGTAATGGGAAGATTATTCGTAGGCACAAAGGAAATACAGTTTATCAACGACACGGTGAAGGAGTTGGTAAAAGACGTGATAGGTCAAAGGATTTTTTATTATGCCATTTCTGTCAAACACACCAAGGTTGATCCTGTGTACGGCGAAGCTGTTAACAAAATGTTTGAAAACCCTGTGGCTTTGAGCGTTATGGCAGGACAGCCAAATTGGGAAACAAAACAAAACATTTTTGGAAGAGAGGCAACTGCAAAAGTAGAAATATTGGTCCAAGCTCGTGATTTATTGGATAAAGGTTTGAATCTGAATGAAGGAGATTACTTTACCTATGGGGACGCGGTGTTTGAAGTCGTGTCTTATTTGAACATGAACAATATTTTTGGGCTAGAGGAGTACGAAAGCGCTTACAAACTAATTGGTAAACTTGCCCGCGTTGGAGAGTTTGATCCAGCCAAAGTTTACAATCCAACAAAAGACGATGGCACTAAAGAGACGGGTGTTGAAATTGACTTTGAACAGCAAAGAGGACTCCCAGAAAATTCCAAACACATGCCAACTGGCGATGTAAGGCAAATGAGAGAGCGGCTTGGAGATGATATGGCTTCACCAGCCTTGGGAGAAAAGCCGGTTCATTTTGTACCTGATGAATCTGGTAAAGGCAATAGATTCAGTTACGACGACTGAAAGAACTATTTAACCACATGTCAATGATTGAGTTTTTGATTGAAACCATTATCCAAGAAGAATTTCAATCAGTTTTAAAAGAGAAGATAAGATCCGAAACGTTTCAATGGAACATTTTTAAATCATTGCCAACTCAACAAGAGAAATACGACTATGCCAAGAAGTCACTTAAAATGATTTCAAACGAACAAGATGGAACTTCAAGGGTTGTGTTTCTTTTGTCAAGTACCAAAGTTTTGAAACTGGCCAAAGTGAATAATTTGCAGGCCGGTATAGCACAAAACAAAACAGAACAAAAACATGCTTCTCTTTATCCCAATTTGGTAACAAAAGTATTTGAAACAGCAGAAGATGGCTCTTGGATCACAGAAGAGTTGGTTGGTCAATTCACAGATGAAAGCCAATTCGCACACGTTTCTGGGTTTATGTTTGGTGTTTTGAAAAGTGTGGTAATAGAAACTGTACAGAATCAACTTTCTTTTCAACAGGTGGTCGCCAAGAGTCAAAGGTTTAAGCAAGTCTTCGCAGAAATGAAAAAATTCCAACAATGGAATGCGTTTCAAGAATTCATGAAAGCCATTCATTCGGGAGACGAAAGTTTTGCTCCTTTGGATGTAATGGTGATCAAACATTGGGGTAAAACGGCAGACGGACGAGTGGTGTTGTTGGATCATGGGACAACGCTAAATGTCCTCAAACAATTTTATCCAGAAAAATTTGGTGGTGGCTGAAATGCAAAAACTCATTGAAAAACTTGTACACAAAACTTTGCAAGAAGATATCTACAGCGTTTTGAATTATGGGGAAGCACCTCCCACGGAACTTCAATCTTCAACCTATGCTAGATTGATTGCTAACAAAGTAAACAATCTTTATGACCGACTTGGCGTGAGACTGGAGTTGGTTCAAGAAATAAAACAAACGGTTGAAACAAAAACAAAAGAAAAAATATCTTTTGATCAATCCTATTTGGACTCTTTCAATCTCGTGTCTTTGTCCAAAGCTGCTCTAACCGAGTACCAAGAGTTTGCCAGAAAACAAACAGCAGTTGCTTTTCAGCAAGAGTCTTTAACGTTTCCAACTGTTGCAAGTTTTTCTCTTGGAGCCGCCCAAAACCTAGATAAAAAACTTGAACTATTCAAACCAATCGCAATCAATTTTAAAGCAGTGCAACTAGAACATGCAATAAATTTAGCTTGTTCTGTTTTGAAAACTGTAAACAACAAAGCTGTTTCATGGATTCCAACTGACGTGGTTTCTTTGTCAATCTACAAGACTTTGTGGGATCATGGATTCCAATCAAGCAAAACTTTTCTTGGGGATCAAGATTATCTTGGCAACAAGGACAACGCGCGAACGAAGTGTGAAAGCTTGTTTTATAAAATGGTTTTGGTTGCCAACATTTATCCTGCAATTCGTATTTTACTTTCTGTTCTATCTGGTTATCTTCTTCAAGCTGAACTAAATCCACAATCTGCGGATTGGTTGAAAGCGATCCACGACCATTTTGTAAATGGCTAGTTACTTGTTGTGACTACACGACAAACCATCCAACAAGATCCAACCTCAACTCAATCCCACATGCCAACGGGATATGGCAACACAGAAGGCTTGGTAAGTGATTACCACGTTCCTTCTTGTGATCTGACTGATGTTGACGAAGCTGTGTTTAATCTGTTTGAAAAAGAAATCGGCTACACACCCAGAGAAATAAAAGGCAAACAGAGTTTTCTACAGTTAAACAAACCATTTGTTGTATTTGCTGGAGGGGAAAGATTTGCCTCTGTAAAACGTTTGAGACCAATAAAAGACACAAACGGTGCTTTGGTTCTTCCTGCAATTGCAATTCGTAGAACAGGCATAGAGCAAACGGACGAAGATATAACTGGAAGAGGGATTAACCAAATGACTGGCAACATTGTGGTTAAGAGACGTTTGAATTCCAAAGACAAAAAATATCAAAATTTTCTTAACAAGTTTTCTCTTGTCAACACAAGCGATGGCGATAACTCAAGGAGAGAAAATGATTTACCTTCTTTGGCTGCAAGACAAGGCATGTTGTTACAACCAGACATAGCAAACAACATTTTTGAGATAATCACCATTCCTTCTCCACAATACTATACGGCAAATTATGAAATAGTTTTTTGGACTTTGCATCGTCGTCACATGAACTACATGATTGAAACAATGTTTGCCAACTTTTTGCCACAAAGGCGCGGATTTGTTGTTACAACTGAAAAAGGATATTGGTTTATCGCAGATGTTGACGAAACTTTCAACAACGATGGTAACGAAGAAGACTATACAGAAGACAAAAGAATTGTTCGTTACACTTTTACTTTAAAAGTCAAAGCTTACATTATTGCAACAGACGCTCCCGGTACAGCACATGCAGTTAAAAGTTATATTTCTGCGCCACAAATATCTTTTGATGTTTTTGAAGGAGCAGATGTACAAAATGAAAAATCACTGAATAAAACCAAAAAATCATTTGATCTGACAGAGATACAACCGGACGAAGAAACAAAACAACGACCCACCAGTTTGAGTGAACGAAGTATCGCAAAAGAAATAACAGATCCAATCACAGGTGAAAAACAAATTAAATATATTCAGTTGATCAACACCCCAAGAAGGCAGGGGGAGACAATTTATACGGCTCCTGATATTGAAACGCTTGATTCGTTTTTGCTTTCATTAAACAAATCAAGATAGCCAAGGTATTCGCAAAGCGAAGCGGCTAACTATTACTGACAGATAAAATAAGAGGTGCAAACGATGACTCAAAATTCAATATCACCGGGGTACTACGATCGTGAGATAGATCTCTCAGGTCGCGTTGTTACGCCAACAGGAATTCCTTACGCACTTGTGGGACCTTCAGAAAAAGGTCGTGCATTTGTTCCCATGACATTTGGTTCCACAGAAGATTTCATTGAGTCAAATGGAAATCTTGATCCAAAATATCCCGTCGGTTACGCCGCCAAACAAATTCTTGACAGAGGCCGTGCGGTGACATTTTTGCGTGTTCTTGGCGCAGGAGCCAACCGCACGAGCGCTCACATGGAAACAACACGTCTTGCTGGCACCGTGCGCAACGCTGGTATGCAAGTAACTGGTTCGGTTGTTGGTTTGCCGGATGGCAGACACGCAGGCGCAGTGCAGTTTTTGGCAGCACGTCACATTGTTAGCGCATCAGAAGCGTTTTGCTATCCAATGTTTACCGACAACTCAAGTTATTCATTGGCTGGCAGTGTTGCAAACCTTGTAAGAGCAGTTTTGTTTACAACATCAGATGCACGCTTTATGGTGTTGGACACAAACGAGACTTTCGGTCCGCTTGTGGACGATGGTGCATCCATTGACGACACATCAACCAATGCAACCTACAGAAAATTCAAATTGGTTTTGTCTTCTTCGGCTGGTAGCACGTTTGCCACAACAGATGGATTCGCTGGAGTCAAGATCTACACCGCGTCGCTGAACCCCAACAGCACAGATTATGTTGGTAAAATTTTGAACACAGATCCAGAACGTTTTTCTGTTGAAAAGCATTTGCTTTATGCTGATTTCGCGGTTGACAACGAAATAGCCTCCGTTGCGTCAGGTGCAATCCCAGACGCGAATGCCGTGTTGATCTTGTCTGGAACAAGTTTAACTTCTGCCACTTCCGGCCTTGGTTCTCTCACAATGAGAGATGCATATGGTCGTTTTGATACACGTTTCACTACCCCAAAAACACCAATGTTTATTTCTCAACCCTTTGGTGGAGTGGAGTATGATCTTTTTAGAGTAGAAGCGATAGATGATGGGGAAGCGGCAAACGGAAAATACAAAATTGGTATTTCTTCTTTGAAACTGAACACAGATCCACAAAACCAATACGGAACATTTTCTTTGATTGTCAGAGATTTTTCCGACACGGATTTTGACCCAATTGTTCTTGAGCAGTTTACGAACCTGTCCATTGATCCAAATTCTGACAATTACATTGCTAAAATTATTGGTGATAAAAAAGTTTACTACAATTTTGATGTGGACAACGAAGATGATCGCAGGCTTGTTGCTACAGGCAAGTATCCAAATAAATCCAAGTTTATCCGTATTGAAATGACAGATGCGGTTGAAAGAAAACAAGTACCTGCACCCTGTCTTCCATTCGGAAACAGAGGAGTGAACGTGTTGAACACGAACACCTCTTTGACCGACACAAACGTTGCAGCAATACCAGCTAGACTCGGCGTGTCAGGATCATTTTTGACAGGAGCCAAGGCGGTATTAGGTTCCATTGTGCCTCCTCTGCCTTATCGTTTCAAAGTTACAAGAGGAGAGGTTAATACATCACCTTCGTTTACGGGACATCCCGGCGCAGGAGAAATAGTAGATTCAAGACTGTTTTGGGGCGTGAAGTACGAAAGGATTTCCAACATCGGAAATCCAAACGTTGCAAACGAACCAAACCCATTGGTATCTGCCTACACAAAATTTCTCGGTATAGAAAAATTGGATGTGTTGGTAACAGGCTCTTTTGCCGACAGTTTTAACGACAACAAATTTACGTTGGCCAGAGTGGCTCTGTCAACAACAAGTTTTGCGAACCTCACAGGTTCAGCGGAACAACACATGAAGGAAGCCGCTTATATTCGTAACGGAGTTGTAAATCCTTCTTCTTACACCATAACAGATGGTGTTTGGGGTGATAGATTAACACTTGCTTCTCTTGCGGCTTACGGCGGTTACACCAACACATCTCAGATGGCAAATTTTAACCGTTTTTCTGACTACGCGAAATTCACTGTGCCATTGTTCGGTGGATGGAATGGTTACAACATATTTGACAAGTCTGCTGCAAGATTTAATGACCGTGCTACTTCAACTGAATCTAGTTCTGCTGGATACGGTTGTGCTCACGCAAGTTACACTTCTCCCGGCGCAACCACAGGTGTAAACTACGGCGGAATAGGGATAGACAACAACGCCGTGTCGTCTTATAGGGTAGCTTGCAACATCATGGCAGATCCTTACATCAACAACGCAAACATTTTTGCAATTCCGGGTGTAAGAGATCCTCTTGTTGTTGATTATGCTTTGGACAAAATCCAAACAGAACATCAATTGGCGATGACTGTAACCGATATTCCATACTATGATTTCAACAGTATCCGTATTTTTGATACAGAAATTGGTAGATTCATAGACGTAGAAAAAACCGCAGAAAGCTTTGATAACCGCGTGGTTGACAAAGACGCAAGCGGATTTTACTTCCCAAACATCGTCATGGATGATGTTTCTGGTGGTAGACGAGTAACCGTTCCTGCTTCTGTTGGCGCGTTGAGTGCTTTGGCCTATAACGACAAAGTGGCTTATCCTTGGTGGGCTCCTGCTGGATTCAACCGCGCTGCTCTTGACTTTGTTCGCATGACACAAACTCGTATCAACAATGATGAAAGAGATAGGTTGTACGAATCAAGGATAAATCCTATTACCAAATTCCCCGGAGAAGGATATGTCATTTCTTCTCAAAAAACAGGTAAATTGGCAAAAAGCGCTTTGAACTCAATCAACATTAAACGCATGGTGTTGGAAGTAAAAAGAATTGTTGTTTCAGTCGCTATGAAATTGGAGTTTGACAACATAACACCAGATCTTTATGATCGTTTTACAACAAACGCTGCGGCTGGTTTGTCAATGATTCAAGTCAAACAAGGAATTGAAAGATTTAAAATCATTTGCGACGACACGAACAACTCTTCTGTAGATGCCAACAACAACAAAATGAACGGCAGAATTTCCTTTGTGCCGGTTAGATCAATTGAAAGAATTTTCATTGACTTCATTGTGACGCCCTCTGGCGTTACCTTCATCTGAAACAGCCAAAATTGTTGAGACGGCAAAAGCCGTCTCAACAATGTCTTTTTAATCTCCAGCAGCTAACTATCTATAAGGCAACTGGAGCAATTGATGTCTCAAACATTCCATAGCGCGGGGATAACAGCACGCGAAATAGATGAAACTGGTCCTACACAAGCAGAGCCAACTGGTATTCCTGCTGCTGTAATTTCAACAACACTTAAAGGTCCTGCATTCGTTCCAATCACAGTTGGAACAATGCCAGACTATATGACTATTTTTGGTCCTCCTCAAGATGGATCTAAATTTGGTCCCCTTTCAGCTAAGGAGTGGTTGGCAACGCAGAAATCTTTTCTTCAACTTAGAGTTTTGGGAGTTGGCGATGCCACAGCCAGAACCACAAGCGGCAACAATGCTGGCAAAGTAACAAACGCTGGTTTTGTAGTTGGCGCACAACAGCCACAAGCTTCTTTGTCTGGTGCACTTGGTAACAACGCATACGCAACACTGTCTGGTTCCGCTGGTGGTTTTGGATCTCCCGGCAGAACATACATGCTTGCTACATGCATGAGTCAAAGTGTTTCATCTTCTCATTTTACAGATGCGGGTCTTGGAGCTACGCCTGTCATTTTGAGAGGAGTTTTGTTTGCTGCGTCGGGCGTAATCCCGGCTCTTTCTGCCACAAATGTCAGTTCTGTTCTTGGGGCGATTGACACAGAGGGCGCAGAAGCAGGATATTTGCAAGGATTCCACTCTGGTTCTGTTGATCTAACCAATGGTAAGCAAGAGTTTGTTTTGCTTTTCAATGGTCACAAAGGTACGGCCAGATATCCAAGAGTTGTTACAGCTTCTTTTGATATTTCATCTGCAAACTATTTCCCAAATGTTTTGAACACAGACCCTTATTCAATGGAAGAGGCGGGCCACTTGCTTTACTCTTGGTTTGATATTCATCCAAGTGTGGGCGTGGTTACTGGTTCTGGTTATATTCCTGCCCTTTCTGGTGCCGTTCACTCAAACGGTTATGAAAACATTGCATTTCTTGCAACAAGTTCTTTGAATAGAAATGTTGGTTCTGCAACAGTTCCAAACTTTGAAAACTTTGAAGACCGCTATAGGACTGCAAGCTCTCCTTGGGTATTCTCGCAAAATTTTGGTGGGGCCAAGGAAAACTTGTTTAAAGTGTGGCTTACAAGCGATGGTGCCAGTGAGCCGGTAAAAATTTCAATAGAAAACATTGTTCCATCAAACACTGACACATATTTGTATGGGTATTTTGATTTGATTGTTCGTTCGTTTGGAGATGTTGATTCCGCTAAAACAATTCTTGAACCTTGGCGTGGCCTGAGCCTTGATCCAAAGTCTCCAAGGTACATTGCGAAAGTCATCGGAGACCTTCACACGTATTTCAATTTTGATGCCTCTGAGAAACGCCAGAAGTTAATCACAGATGGTGATTATCCGGTTCGTTCAAAATATATTCGCGTTGAGATGTCTGAAAACGTTAAAAACGGTGAAACAAACCCAACTGCGTTGCCAATGGGATTTAGAGGATCTCAGCACCTTGTTACTTCTGGAAGTGCTGTCTTCGCGGCGATGTCCGACGCAGCCTATTTGGATGTTTCAGACCCATTGAGAAAAATGGTTCAACCTCCTGTGCCAATGAGACTCAACTTGGCCAAAGGATTGGGCGCTTCACAAACAACAGATCGCAATCTTTATTGGGGTGTTCAGTTTGAACAAATCAACAGTGCTTTGGAAACAAACGCAAGCACACGCCCAAACACAAGTCTTGCTTCTTTTGTGAAGTATTACCCCAACTTCCAAACAATCTGGCAAAACATGGTCGTGCGTGACAATGAAGGGGTTGCGGATACAGCAGAAAACAGCATCCTTGACGCAGATCGTTTCAACAACAACGCTTTCTCTCTTGAAAAAATTAAAGTGGTATACAATGCCACAACAGATTTGCCTGATGTTGGTCAGTTGCAAAACTGGTCTTATGTTAGAGCGGGAAACATCACAAGAGACACCTCTGCTCTTACAAGAGGTTTGAACATAACAGACCTGTTGGACCCAAGCGTCAGACAGATCGCCAAGTTTTCATTCTTTGTTGAAGGTGGATTTAATGGAACTTTGTCGTTCAACCAGAACGCGAATGAATTGAACAACTCCTCTGTCACAGAAGAGATGTCATATCCATCAAGAGGTCAAACAAACGGACCTTCTGTAAAAGCATACACAAAAGCATTAGAAATATTGTCGGACACTTCCGAGGTAGACATTCAGCTTCTTGCAATGCCGGGAATCAGGCATTCACAACTGACAGATCTTGCGATCAGAACAGCAGAAAATAGATTTGATGCTTTGTACATAATGGATCTTGAAGTAAGAGACATAAACAACGCAGTTGTCACGAGTGACACACAGTTGCCAAGCGTGAAAAACACTGCGGCAAGTTTCAGAAACAGAGGTTTGAATTCAAGTTTCGTTGCAACATATTTCCCAGATGGAAACATTAGAGATTCTTACAACGGAACAGTAACACAAGTTCCACCTTCCGTAATGGTTCTTGGTGCTTTCGGTATCAATGATTCTGTTGGTCACCCTTACTTTGCACCTGCGGGCTTCACTAGAGGCGCCTTGCGAACAACCGACAGTTTGTCTGTGTCTTTGTCAAGACAGAACATGGACACACTGGCTTCGGTCAACATCAACCCAATCGCTTCTTTTGCGGGCGAAGGTATCGCGGTGTGGGGACAGAAGACCCTTCTGGCTAGACAGTCTTCTTTTAACAGGATCAACGTCCGTCGTCTTCTTATTTCCATCAGAAGACAAATTAGAAAACTGTCAAACAAGATTGTTTTTGAACCAAATAAAGATTCTACTTTGGAGAAGTTCAGACAACTTGTAAACCCTGTGTTGAAAAACGTCAAAACACTCAACGGCATTGAAAACTACAGAGTGGTCATAGATGACAGTCTCACAACTCAGGCAGATATAGAAAACAACACAATCAGAGGAGAAATTTGGATATCTCCAATAAAATCTGTTGAATTTATGTCACTTGACTTTGTACTTACAAACGCTGGGGCTATCTAAGGATAAGGAATAGGAAATGAAGATCACAAAAAATCAACTGAGAACAATGGTGAAGGAATCCGTTGCTCGTAACACCGCTGGCAAGAAAACAATGAAAATTACTGTCAGTGAGCTCAATGAACGTGTACGCGAAATTGTTAAAAACAAACTTGAAGAACTCAGAGCTCCTGCACTGGTTCCTTCAAAAGAGCAGATTTCTGAAGCTCTTGGGTATGGCACAGGGACCAAGGTTGGAGTCCCTGCTAAACTGGAGCTTAACGAGAGGGAGTTGCTTGTCCTTTCGTACGCCTCGCTACTCTCTGGTAAAGGTGGGAAGACTGATAGCCCAGCAGCCCTTCAAGAGAGCGTTGAAGCTCTCAGAGCCGTGAAGACCGTTAGCTCACTTGTAGAGGAAGATCTTGAGAAAGTTCACGCTCCTCTTGTGGAATGGGCTTCCAAGAATGACGACTCCATCACCGATGCAGCCAAGATCCTTGTGGAGAAACTGTTGAATGAGGGAATAGATCAGAGCTTTGATGTTTTTTACACTGACGCCAACGGTAAGCAGGGAAGAACAGGAATGCGAGTTCCAATGACACCACAAGGCACAGCCGATGAAAAAACCATATCATCTGCTGCTGTTCAAGCTGTTGCTAGGTTTGCTCCAAACTGGACCTCTATTGACAAAATTCAAGATGACTATCAAAGAGACAGGTTGTCGCAGCCCATTAAAAGACAGGGTTGATTCAGGCTTGCTACCTAGTTAAGAGAGAATAAACATTATGGCAAGAGCAATACCAGTTGGGGACATGAACCCCGCCAAATTTCAACCAAAGGCGAAAAGGCAATTCCTTCTTGCCATTGAAGGTCTTGATGCCTTCTTGGTTAAAACAGCTTCAAGACCTTCTTACACAACCGAGGAAGTGCCAATCAACTGGATTAACTCAACAAGATACGTTGCAGGAAAAACCACATTCGGCACAATGACCGTTACATTGCACGATCCCGTTGCACCTTCTGGCGCTCAACAGGTTATGGAATGGATCAGGTTGCACTATGAGTCAGTGTCCGGTAGAGCCGGTTATGCCGATTTCTACAAAAGAGACATTCAACTGAGAATGACAGATCCAGTTGGAACCATTATTGAACTTTGGGATATCAAAGGCGCTTTCATCACAGAAGCAAACTTCAACGATGTGACCTACGAAGGTTCAGACTTGGTGGAAATCTCTCTTACGATTCGCTTTGATAACGCCGTTTTACAATACTGAGCAGTCAAAACTCATAGTGTCTATACAACACAGCCTACAGGTCTATTCTTCATTCCATGAAGATCAAATGCCCTGACTGTGACAAAAGTTACGATTCCCTCCTATCAACCTCTATCCACTATAGAAAAACCCACCAAAAATCTTCTAAAGATTTTTATGTTGCACATTTTCTTTTTGGGATAGAGCCAACCTGTAAATGTGGCTGCGGTGGAGCAGTGAAATATCTTGATATAACCCGTGGTTTTAGTGAATATCAACAAGGTCATGCTTCTCGTGTTAACAACAACTGGGGACACAACCAAGAAGCGCTGCTCAAGAGCCAAGCCGTCAGAAGAGAAAACTGGAACAACGGGGTCTATGTTCCTTGGTCCAAAGGTTTAACTAAAGAAACAGATGAACGTGTGGCTGAATCAGGTAGAAAAGCATCCAAAACAATCAACAACAACCAAGAAGAATGTTTGGCAAGAAGTGAAAGAATGAAGCGTAACAGAATGGATGGCACCATCCCAACTCTCCGTAAAGAACAGCATTCACAATGGCAAGGAGGAATAAGTCCGTTGAATCATTTCTGCCATGCCAATCGTAGGCTTTACAACGATTGGAAATATCCAAAGTTGCTAATGGCAAATTTCAAATGTTCCATATGTGACAATTCAAGGGGTCTTGAGGTACACCACGACGGAGAAACTTTCTCTGAAATATTGAGAAAGATTGCCTCTGCATTTTGTTGGTCAGATAATTTGGCAACATCTCTTGAAAAAGACAATCAAGAGCTAATAGCGTTAAAAGATAAAATCTCTGATGCTGTTGCCGAATATCACATCCAGAACAATATCTCCGGCATTGTGTTGTGTGAGTCCTGCCACAAAAACCAACATGACAAACTGAATTTCTGAGCTATTTAATCGGCATGGCGACAAAGAAAATTACCCTCAAAGAATTCCGTTCTCTGCTTTCATCTCTTATCAAAGAAGAACTTGGTGAAGCGTCTCAGCGTAAAAACATGGCCAAGTCAGAATACGGTGGGCACGATGTCAAAGATGACAAAGGCGAAACCGTAGGATGGTTTAAAAACAGAGAAGATGCAAGAGCCAAAGTGAAAGACCTTGGAAAAGGCAAATCATCAAACAAAGATCTTGAAGAAATTTCTCAACGTAAAAACATCTCCAAATCAGAGTTCGGTGGGCATGACGTTCATGACGATGAAAAAACCCACCAAGGTTGGTTTAGATCTCGTCAAGATGCCAGAAGCAAAGTGAAAGACCTTGGCGGAAAATCAAAACCCAAAAAAGTCAAACAAGTACAAGAAGCTGGTTTTGGTGGCATTGATGGTCACGGAGACGAGATTGATCAACAAATGGCACTTGATTCAGAGCGCGATCAAGCAGAATTTTGGGGTCAAGATGACTTTGGTGCTCAAGCAAATGTCAACCAAGTTCAAGGTCATATGCTTGATCAATTTATTCATATCTTTCATGAAATTGCAAGTTCAATGGGTATTGATGAGGAAGACATGCAAGAATTCATAAAGAGGAAAAAAGAACACATTTTAGCAAAACTGGATCAAACCAACGACCCTGACAAAGTAGCGAGCAGACTTGCTATGCAGCTTGCTGGTATTCAGCAGGTAAACTCAGCACAGACCAACGAACCACTGCCTCCTCTTTGAATCCGCAGATTCTTCCTTTCTGAATCCACCATACTTACCCTCATGAACATCTCTGAGCTTTTATTTGAATCTGAGGATTATCTCGTTGAGTCTTCAAAAGAAGAACAGGCCAAAGCGTTCAAAGATGATCTTGAGCGAAACAACCCCGAGCTACACGCAGACCTTGAACGACAAGCCAAACTTGCTTTGCAGGGAGTTCGCAACAAGCAAAAACCAAAACAAAAGGTAAACGTACTGAAGACGTTGTTTAGTTGGAATCAAGAACTTGACCCAACCGAATCAGGCGACACGTATGGAGTCAGGGCTTTCATTACTGCGATGAGTAGAAACAAGAGAGAAGCAGGAAAAGCCAAAAGGTTCTACGACAGAACCATTGATGCTTTTTTCAAGAATTTGTATGGGAACGAGCACCCGCAAATGGACACTCAAGAGGAACCGGGCGAACCATCAGAAGATGTCAACTCTCAAGACCAAAAAGACGAAACTCAACTTTAGATTCTTTATGTTCTTTCAGTTTCTTTTCTAGTTCCGAACTTTCTTTGATACTGTAATCGTTATTTCTTGTTTGTCAAGAAACGATCCCGGTTTAATATCAGAAAACTCTTTTTTATCTGCATCAAGCAAATGTTTTGTAATATGGTTTTCCATTGGCTTCTTAACCAAGTCATTGCGTGATTTAAATTTCAACAACACTTCAAGTGGTATGCCATCGGTTTTGTAAGAGCTTTTTTCAAAATTCTTTCTGAACCAAAGAGGTGCTTTAAGTACAAGTTTATCCAATTCGTAGATTTTGGTGCCAAGGACCAAATCAAGTTTATTGAAATAGTTCGCTGCTGCGACTGCTAAACGCTCTGAGAATTTGTAATATAAAATGGGCTGGTATTCAGTTTTGTTCATGATCCTATCATGAAATGGACGATAGCAAATTGTCCAAAAAGGAATCCGCCCAACTTCCATCTTGTTGACGATTGTTGAGAACCCATCCTTGGAAAGAAGATGCTTTACCTTGATACATTGCCATGACAGGCCCAATCATGATTTTATCTGCCTGACAAACCAAGGCCAGTTGCTTACGTGAATCGTCTCCGTGAATGGTTGACATGGTTTTGGCATACCAATCATCAACAGAGCGGCACAGGATAGCATAACCTTTTTTTGTTGAGACAAGCTTTTCTTGTACCAAGGGAGTGACAAGGCCAATTGCATCGTCATCTTTGCCAGAAAGTACAAGTTCAAGAAGCCGACGAGGAGATGCAACCGCAGAACTCTTGATGTTTCCAAGAGCAAGATAACCGGGATTCTTCACCTTCACACGGTTGAAGTTGCTGTCAATAACCACAACACCCTCGTAGTCACAAGCAGAACGACTTGCCACAAACGACAGAACGTCATCAAGGGTTCCAAGAGGGTGAAATACAACGGTTGGAACCCCATTCAGTGTACCGTTAAACAAACGCTCCTCTTTGGTGGTTGTGCGATCAACAACTGCCAGAAGAGTAAGTCGGTTTTCTTGATAACGAACTACCACTTGATTCACTGGACTTGTGATTTCAAAACAGTAGGTGTAATCCGTACAAAGTTCATTGGTGAACTGCTGAAAACACTCAGCATCCGACATTGTGCTGGCAAGCTGAAGTGTTTCGTTCAGGCATTGCTCAAACAGACGACGGAAGGTGTAGTCACCAAAACCGTCAATGCAATAATCAGCTTCGGGCGCTGCACGAGTTGCCACACACCACTCATCAGCGAAATCATCAAAATACAGAATTCCCAAAGTGCCATCAAGTTTTTCCATGACCTTGGCGGTTGACCAGTCAATTTGAGCAGCAGGCTTCTGCCCGTAGTTGAAGAAACGCTTCATTGGAACAGCAAGAGCGACGGTCTCACCAAGTGGCTCTTCTGGGTTGATTTGGGCTCCATCTTTGCGGGCAAGGACCAAACCGCGACATTCAAGCGTAAATGGATCTGAATCCTTGGATTCAATCTGATCGTAGTTGAGCGAGAATTTGTAGCCAGTTTTGGTTGGACCAAAACCAGCATAGATTCCATGTTCACGCTCAAGATCTTTGAGGGAGTGAGTGCGAAGATATTCTTGTACTTGGAGTTGCATGAATCTACTCTGCTACACAACAGAGAGAGTGTGAAACTATTGCTGAGATCTTGTTGTTATGGAGGCGAAAGAAACAATGTTACTTTTTGTCTCTTGATCAAAGACCGCTACCGCAATCTTGTGATTTGTTTCGTCGTAAGACTTGGCTGCAATGGCAACCGCTTCAAGAAAATCATCAGTTTCTAACAGAACGTTCGTTTCAGATGACTTGGCAACATATCTTTTGGGAACCAAAGAAGTTACAAGTGGTTTTTTTGTAGAAACTTCACGCAACTTGTGTCTGGCTAGTTCTTCTGCCGCAAGCCTTTTCAAATTAAGATCATAGTTTGCCACTTGTGCCCTTGGTCTAAAATGTGTTGGATTGATTAACATTTCAGGAAGATCACTGTCTTGGGGTGTTGGAGGAGGAGAACTCCAACCCTTCTCACACAGTTTTACCAACTCTTCAATTTTGCTTTGTGGTAAATCACCATAAACGTTTCTAATGTTTGTTTTTAGATCTGCGTCGGGATCTACTTCAAGAGAGTTTTGATACAGTTTTTTAAACAGTGCTTCTTCAAGTTCGTTATTTGTGCGAATTGCCATGATCAGTAGTTTTGGTTGGAAATGGGGTTGATTGTACACCCCTGAATGTTGCAAAGTAGATGCAACGGAACAATTCCTCTACCCGGAATCTGAATGTTGCTTATTGCAGAACAGCGATGGTAATCACTCGGCCAACGATTTCCAAAATCTCTTGGAGTACAAACAATTGAAAGGTTGTTTACAGCAAACACAGAGTTTTGACTTGCCCATTGTTGTGCTTTTGCCTGAACCCGGATTGTGTAAGCGCCTTCGCGGTTGCTTGCATTCACGCAGCCATTGTAAGAAGCGCCCGTGACCAAAGAGACGAAGATTGCCACGATCAAAACAATAACGGTTTTCATCGTACAGCCGTATTGCTAGGCGTTGGAGTTATAGGACTGTCGTTCGCAATGAGAATAGGAGGTTGTGACAGACGGAATGGTTGGTCGCTCAGAGCATAAAGTCCATTCCACTCATGATATCCGCCGCTTGGATCAAACCAGAAAATACCTTGGGGGTTATCTCCGTAAGAGCCATCAAAGTCAGGACTTGCTACAACGTGTTGTTGTGTGCGGGTGTATTGCCCACCACAACCGGGACAATCGGTTGTAATCACCTGATCTGGTGTTGTCAGCATTGAATTGAGAGAACTCACTTTACCACGCACAGGACCGTAGAAGATTGGCTGTCCGGTTGAAGCAAGAAGATAAACCCAAGAAAGACGGTTGGGATCATTTAGCGCTTCAAGACGGCGCACAAGATTCCTTCTCTCTTGTGAGTCAGAAAGGTGAGGAGGAGGAACTTGGCGAACAAGTCTTTGTTGGTTCGCTTCTGTTTGCTCCATTTCAGTAACGGTTGCAGCACCTGTATTTGGTTGGTGAGTGTCGTCTGGTTCGCACGCTCCAAAAAACAGAGCACCGGCAAGAATGGTAGAAATGTAGATTGATGTTCTCATGATGATGTTATTGTACCTGTTTTGAAATGGGGTTTGGAACTATTGTAGTGAAGGTGGAAGAGAGCCGCCGAGGAAAATGCTGCGATTTGCCATGCTTGCATGGGCGTTGTAATCTGAGACCACAGTTGAACGCATGGCCCTGAGACCACTGAGTTCTGTTTGAAGCTGAAACAGTTCCGCCCGATCTTCTCTGGTCCACTGAGTACGATCTTGCGGAAGGGAACGTTGCATTTCTGTTACGCGCTGTTCTTTCTGATCAATTTGCCGTTGATAGTTTTGGGCATTTTGGTATTGCTGGTGGAACCACTCGTAGTTGTAAATCACGTTGTCTGCGTTTATTGTTCGCTCCACAATTTGTGCAGCTTGTTTAACTGGTTCAGACGCGGTATCTGCGCATTTCACACACATACCGATTGCACCAAGCCCCAGAACGATCAGCAGGACTATGACAATTGTAACCAACTTTGAAACGATGTCATCTCTGTCTGAATGATAATAACTCATTTGAAATGCTCCCTTTGAGAAATTGTAGTTGTGTTTGGTTGTTCTGAATGAAACACATATCCAGAAACACCAGCTACAACAAACGCAAGAATCATTAAAATGTTTCTCATTGCATCCTTGTTACAAAGTTCAAAACATCAACAAACAAACCAACGCACGCAAACAGTCCAAGCAGCGAACTAACAAGTGCGAAGAAAAGCCAGCCACCAATGGAACCAAAGAAAGTTTTTGGAGAATCAGCACTAACTGCACCAAAAACACCAAAGAAACTAATCACAGACAGAACGCTTGTGATGAAAGAGGCAATTGCGAACGCAACCCAATGCGCAAGAAAAAATGGAATCATGATTGTGTGTTACTCCGATTGATGTGAATCATACGTTTAATGATCCTACCCTAACACAATTCGGGATGGTTTTTAAGTATCCAACCTCTAACATGACCGGGACAAACCATTCCGTCGTTTGTTTTCTTCCACTGACCTATTTCAAGGGTGTTCCAATCTCTGCCGGTAACTTCTGAATGATTTGTTAGAATTTTATGCCTGTTGGGCTCCAAATGACTATGTGGCATCCACCAATGATGAATTTCCAGTTTTTACCATTGATCTATATTGTTCTTGGCTTTTCATGTTAACTCTTTTTTTGCTGTGAGAGGGAAAAGATCTTCGCACTGGTCAAGCATGAATTGCATTTCTTTGATTTTGGCTTCTAGTTGAAATCGCAAAATCTCTCGCAGACACAACAGTGCTTCTTCTGGGGTTGTGCCAAACCCCACCGCTCCAACAACAGATGGTTTATTGTCAAGATGGCTATTGGTGCAAATTTCCGCCGTGTACTTTGCATCAAGGTGACTATTGAATTTTACAATAATGTTTTGAGTAGTTTCTTCCTCAAACATTATTTTAAGATAAAGCTTTACAGCTTCATCCGTTATTTTGTATGGATCTTCCATGAAATCTTTGCAGGTCCATAACTGTTTCTGTTTGATTAACAGTGTAAGGATCAGCGGCACAAGTGCCAGAATGATAGTGACCAAAAATTTTCTCAAAATGGTAACCACATCTTCTGGTTCCTTTGTTGAGAATATTGTTGGCAACGCTAGCCCAATGCGTCAATGTGTTGCATTGTTTGACACAACAAGATAAACCAAATGGTATTGTGTTTTTGTTGTTGTTGAAACTCGTTTCATAAAACGCAACTGTTACCAATGAAACGGTTGGGTGTACAGAGCATACACCTTTTTGATCATTGGCAACTTGAGACACCGACGCAATTGCTTCTGCTACAGGCTGTAATGTCTTTGGTTCACGGTGAGGTGCAAGGTGCATCATTAACGCCAAAACATAGGCTGTTAAAGGACTCATTTGGAAACAGCCTCATGAAAATTTACTTGTGAACAAGTTACAGGTTGCAGATTTTTCGCACCATATCCACAAGTTTCACAACCGCTAGACGCTTGATATTCGGCATTGAGATTGATTTTTCGTGTTCCAATAAGATCAGACAATTTCGCCAGTTCTTCAAACGAAACATCAGTGTGTTTGTTTGTTGTGTTGATATCAAACGATAACGTGTTGTTTGTTTGGTTTTCTGTGTAATTCTCAATTATTCCAAATATTGCTTCAACACGTTCTTTGAAAACTTCTTCTATTGTTTCTGTGGATCTATATTTCTTTTTCATTTTAATGAATATCCTTTTTCAACCCAAACAAATCCTGATTGCTCAAGGTTTGTTTTGATTTTTTTCAGGGTGATGAACAAGTAAGGACCAAAGATCTTTACTTCATCAGCCAGTCCCTTTATGTCTTTGAGTACACCACCCAAAGCCAATAGAGCATACGCTAAAGATTGGAATTTGTAAATGCCAGTTATTTTACCAGCTAATTTACGAATGATTGTGTAGTTGGTTGTTGACATTACCAACTAAATAGCTTGGTTGGCGTACAAGGATTTGAACCTTGACAAATGTTGGATTGCCCAACACCATATCCCGTGATATATTTACGCCAATTTCAGATTGGTCAGGCTGCTGTCGTGGCGTCGTCTCCGATATGGGCATCAAGCGCGGCTTGAGCGCACCGGCTAACAATCACTCTTGGATCTCTTGCAAGAACATTCAGGATGGCTCGGATTGGCCGGTCCGTATCAAGCTTGGCAGTGCCAGCAAAGTTTCCTGCATGGTTTGCAAAAAGTAGGTTTGCAAGACGACCCTCGGAAATCTCGCGTCCAAGCTTCTTCGTGAACCTGTCACCCATACGAATAGGCATACCAGTGCTGTCGCATGATGGTTGGCAGATCGCGAACGCAAATGAAACAACTCGCGAAGTGGGTGCAACGTGTCGGGCAACGGTAATTACCCGGCCCGAGTTCTTTGGGTCTTGAAGATAGAGGAATTTGGTGTTTGGGACTGTGTTTGTAATTGTGTTTGTCATTTGTTTGTGACTCCTTGTCATTCGGTTATACATTACAGAGAGATGAGAGTGGAAGATTTACGTCTGGGCTTGATGTCAGGACCAATAAATTCTGAGGCTTTGATAAACTTCACACCGGCTACTTCCATCTCTTGCAAAGCCTGTTCCGTGGTTTCCTTCTTCACGCCCGCGATAGCATCTGACACCACTTTTACAGTGGCACCTGAACAAGCTGTGGATGAAACGAGTGATTTGCACCAATCAACCAGTTCAAGGGCGCAAGCTTTAACACAGTAATCTGTTGCAACACCAAAAACTATGAATTCAATCTGTTCTGTCCTGCCTGTGTCAAAACGATAGGGTGCCGCTACCAACATTTCCAATACTCCATAAGCATTTGGGTTGGCAAACATGGAATAAACTTCTTTTTCAAAGTAAACCGCCTGCATGTCAAAACGGTAGTAGTCATTAAGTTTAACTTCTACATTTGGCACAAACACAGACTTTGGCGGAAGAGTGTCGGCTATTTTCAGCCAACCCCAAGTACCCTTCTCGCAGTGTGGAGGAAACCTTGGATTTTCGCCATTTGGTCCTTTGTTGGTGTTTGTGTTGAACTCCCAAGCGTCGTACGTGTGGGTGTCAACAGAACCAAAAATAAGGGTTCTCTCCTCAACCGCATAACCAACGAGTTTTTTGATTCTGGTTAAAACCATTGGGTCCATAGGGACACTCAAAGATCCGTCTTCAGAACAAAAATCATTTTGAGTGTCAACGTCAACAAATATACGTCTCATGTGTCTTGCCCCCAACGTTTCATCCAGTTGTCTGTCATATGAATCATAATGATTAACCAAGCCACCAAAGCAAACCAGTTGTTTTGTCTGGTTGCGTATACACACATTGCAAAGCAAAACATTGGTGCGAAATAAAAAAATGCATTCCAAAGAAACAAAGTGGCAGAAAGCAAAAATTTTGAAAGTTTGTTATTGTATCTCATCTGACGTTATCCTTGTACTTGAGGTAAATCTCGTATAGTTGATCTTTGGTGGCAGAAGTTTCTTTGTGTAGAACAGGAATGCCGCCGTCGTTCATCCAGTGTTTCAGGTTCTTGAACCTGTCATCAATTAACACTTTTACTACACCTTCTTCTTTGAAGGCATAAGCGTTTTTGTCTTCTGTGCAAATGAAGTTGAATGCAAACTGATCTGCGAAATGATGAGACATCCATTGAAACTTTTGCTGTCTGCATCTCAGTTCAAGGTCGTTCGCATCTTTGCCCATTGGAGCAGTTAGAATTGTCGGAACAGGGTCAATCGTTTGACCGAACGAAAGAAGCTCAATTGCATCTTCATAAGGTCTCAGTTCTTTGAAGAAATAATGAGGCAAACATGCTTCTTTGAAAGATCTGAAGCGTTGCCTTGCTTCTCTATAGGCAAGATTGTATTTTGATGGAGCACAATAAGTGTCCATAAAATCACAAAGATGCATTGGATATTCTAGTCGGTCTACAAGACCAATCCAAGGCATTCCGTCAAACAGTTTTTTGTCTTGCTCGTGATGCTCCAAGAGTTCGTCAATGGCCAAACACTCTTTGGCGTCAAGACGCAAAAATTCTGGGTTATTCCCCAAGTAATAGTGACACCTTTCATCCCAATCTGCCAATACACCGTCCATATCCCAATATAACTTTATTTTCATTTTTACCTTAGTGTTACGGTGACAAATAAAGCAAAACCAAAAGCGTACAGGCAAGGGCCTGTAATTGGCAGTTTTTTGCTTTGTCCATCAAGGGTTTTGTCAATGTCTTTCTTGAAAAGAAAAGCACCCAAAAACATTAAAACAACAGAAACAGCGATTAGAATCTTTTGTCCGTTATCCATTTTGAAACTACATTGTCCGTTACTCCTAACATACGTGCAGTTTCACTTCTGGTATATCCAAGTTCACACAGTTCATTCGCTTTGTTTGGTTTGTCGCTTGCGGGTATATCAGAAAAAGCAAAACCTGCCCTGTTGCTTATAGAAGTGATGCCCAAAACATTCACAACATAGGAGCGCGGTCTATTTAAACGATTGGCAATTGTGCTAATCGTCATTCCTCTTGCAAAATACAGTTTTATTTTTACTTTTGTAAGTTCTTCATTGTTGGTCATAATGGCGGTTCCAGCGGGATTTGAACCCGCGACCCTTGGGTTTAGAATCCAGCGCTCTAGCCACTGAGCTATGGAACCGGGTGAATCAGAGTTTTACGGTAAGGATTGTGAGGATACATCGGAGCGATCATTCGCCCAAAAGAAAACTTTTTCTCTTCTTGGAAGAAGAGATTGTGCATTGAAACCAAGAAATCTTGGTTTTTCAAAGGAAGACGTTTGTAAAACACTTCCGATGGCAACAAAGTATCAAATCCACAGGTTTTGTGGATTCCTGTTTTTGCCCCATTAAAGAATCCTTTTGGTCCTGTGTCTTCTGTTCCATACACAACCTCTTCAAGAGACACAAGACGTTTACATCGGTAGCACGCAACATGCTTGGCGTTTTCAAGAAGGTGTTGATTTGCCCTTGAGTAGTAGGACAACATCAGCAAATACCAAGGTTTATAACGCATGTGCATGATGGTTCTATTTTATGATCCCGCTGACAAGCTTTGAAAGATTTCTTCAACCCTAATTCTAATCTTTACAGCCAAAGCTTCCGCTGTCCGCTGAACATCCTTGTCTGGGCATTTAACCAGAAGTTCTCCGGCAAGCGGGTAGATGGATTGCATGGTTTCAAGGCACTGCTTGCGTTTGAAACCATCGTCGCAACCTTCCATGTCACGAAGGTTATCCAGTCTGTCGCAAAGTTTGATAAACATTGCTTGCCAAGAGCCATATGCCTTCAGTCGTTCGTAGTAACCTTCTTTTGGCACTTTGGACAGAGACTTGATCCACTTCGTCACTTCCGCGCCAAAACAATCCTCAAGAAGTTCTGGCGTCATTTCACTGTCTTCAAGAAGATCATGTCCAAGCGCAGTGATGATGAAGCTTGGGGAGTAGATTTTGCACTCATCCATGACAACAATTGCGACGCGCCTTGGATGTTCAAAATACCTGATTGGTTGACCATCAAGTCCCAACTGTTTTCTTGTCTGGCTCCTGTGTCCGTCTTTGGTTAGGATGTAGGCAAGTTCAATTTTACGAAGCTCGCTTGGAGCAAGCATCGGCCTAAGCCTTGCCATGAACGTTTCTTTGTTTTCCGTGGTCATGCAATCCTCACATTCTTGGCTTCTGTCCACCAATAGCCATCGCGATCTGAGACGTAGAACTGAAAAAACTGGTAATCTCCGATCATTACTTCTTGACGGATGTAGACAGGAAACTCTCCGCGAACGTGAACTCCATCATCGTCGCACAAGAAGTCGTTCTCAACGGACTTACCGTTGTTGTCCCAATGCCTGTCATCGTGTAGAGAAGCGATCACAGAGGTGAGATCTTCGTCGTACATGCCGCCGATGAGAAATCCAGTGTCGCTGCTGTGCTTGTGATAGCGGTTGCAAAACACGTCTTGTGGGGTGCGCATAAACCGATCCTACCACACAGCAGGAAGGTTTTGAAAGATTCAGCAGTGAAGCTTCTTTGCCTTGTATTTGATCTCTAAAATCATACTTTGATCCCTACTTTCATGATCACAAGCACCAAATTCGCATTCAATCAAAACTGGTTTTTCTAACTCGTAGTAATACAAGAGGGTGTCATACTGAGCCATCTGTTTGATGTGAATGCTCGGATCTGGTGGACTTGATGTTTCGTAGCTGGCTCTGATCCAACCCATTAGATTAACAGAGCCATCATCTGAGATTGGATCTTGATTGATGGAAACCGTGATAGTGTTCTCTGATTCGTTAAAAAGAAACTTTTGTTAGCACGTAAGCGTCGCAACCACCAATGGCCAGAATGTTGGTTGTTTTTATAAGTGGCATCATGGTTTGTTGTGTCTTGAATTAAAGATATCTTTGAAAGATGGAAGTTTTTCACCCCCAACATCTCGTTCAAAATCGTTCTTTCCACGCACGAGTTCCACACCTCGTCCAACCCATTGATCAATGATGTGCAACGGTATACGAAAAATTGCCGACAGACGTTTTGGTTGAAAACCTTGCTTGTACATTTCTTTTACTTTCTCTTGTCGTTCACCAACAGGAGTAGAAGCGCGCACTTCTTCTGAAAACTCTTGAAACAATTCTTTGACATAATCAACAGGAACACCAGTTCTATCCGCTACTTCTTCCCTTGATAAGTTCCTCAAAAAAGCAATTTAGCCCACGCTCGTGCCTTGTCGTCCAATTTTGTGAAATGCGTTTGTTTTACTTTTTGTAGCACTTCAACAACTTCATCAATTATTTCTTTCAACATCTTGGGTAACTATCAGCTTGTTTGGTATAAGTTCAGATCTCATCCAACCGCCGTGTGTCGTCACATGGGAAGGTCTCACCCACTTCGCTACACTCTTTCTGAAGTCACCGTAGCTGAATGAATCAGCCAGCCGCACAACGTAACCTTCTTGCACGTTAGAATCAATCTTCAGATTCCTTGTATTCTTTTCGTCCCAGACTCCTCTGTATATCGTTGGGACAATGTGCAGATTCAATAGAGAAGCCCATTCAACTGTTTCATCCCAACTCAAACAAATGTTGTTCTCGTTCCAAATGGAAAAGAGAAGAAAGAAGTCTTTGAGGTTGTTATATCCAAGAGAATGTTTGGCAAACAAGTTCTCTCCACAAAGTCTCCAACCTTCTGGAATGTCGTAACCAATGCGACCTTGCAAAGCTTTGATCCAATCTCTTGATGGATGAGATCCACTCTCTACAGATCTTGCATGAGAATAAGTTCTTCCGATGGTTGTACACTCTCCATCCATCTTCTCTGTGATGACAATTTCTTTTCCAACGAAGCAATCTGTGGAATCAAGCACCCTGTCATCTTTGCCAACACCCGGACTCCAAGGAAGATGAGGAGTTCTGGGATATTTGACCTTCTCAGAAAACAGATGGAGAACAGGTTCAAGAACCTTTTGAACAGAGAGATCATAAAACAGGTCTCCCTTCAATCTAGTTCCGTTTGGGAGAACAGGATTGCCCCATTTGTCATACTCTTGGTCATGGTACAGATGCAACGGAAGAACAATGGTTTTGATTCCACATTTCTCTCTGAGAGCATCGCAAGACAAGAGTGTTTGTTCTGCAAGTATGTGACATGGCTCGCAAACGCAGGCGCCGTTGTCAACGAAATAGCCTCCAAACTCTGCTTTCGCTGTAAACAACCTTCTTTCTATGATGTGATGAATGTCAAGGTTGTCAACCTCCCCATTTTTATCGTAGGTCGCTGGTGCCCCACAATTCACGCATTTGTACCCATCTCTCTTCAGGCACGCATCTCTAAAACCATTTCTAGTAAGCAGTTTTGATACCATTTCTTCTCTCCTATTGGTTAGGTTCCACTGGTCACTTTGACCCAACCAAACAGAAATTGACAAATTCCTTTTCCTTTTTTATCAATCTGTTTCCATTTGATTTTGAATCCATCGGAATTAAACCCTCCAAAAAGTTGCTCATTTGCATGGATCTCGGCCAATCCAGAAATCAACAAAGAAAGAGCAGTTTTCTTGTTGCGACAGAACTCAGGAATTTCTTCTGATTTGAGCAAGTGAATCTGCATGTCTCTACGAATGAGCTCTGCAATCTCTGCGTCATCCGAGATAGACAGCCACTCTTCGTAGCTAGCTTCAGCGTGGTTGGGGTAAGACGCTTTGCCGTCTTCTCTCTCAATTCTCACTTTTGGTTTGCCACAATCGTGCATGGTTGTGTACTTCGCCAAAGTAAAGTCACTGCAAATATCTTTAGATATTTTGGCGCTGTGTTCAAGAAACCAACTTGGCAAACGCCATTGATACCTGTAAGATCTTGAAGGATCTCTCATGGTTTCAAGAAGATCAAACAATCTGTCTTTCACCATCAAACCATGCTCAAGCATGTTGATACCTTTGGTTTGATAACAGGTTTGCATCTTTTCCACCAAATCCCAAGTTTTTTCAAGTCTCTCTTGAGCCAAAGGATTGACGTATTTCCCACACAGAGGAATGCCCATACAAACTCTTTTCACCATTGGATTTGGAACAATGGCTAAAGCTGTAAGAGCCATTCCAACATCAGGTTCGTAAAAAGGAACATATTTAAGTCCTTTTTTCTCAAGGAGTCTTGAAAACTCCCAAAGAGCTCTTTCGTTTTTTGTTGCAAGTGTGATAATGGAATTGGAACGCGAATGCCACTTTTGATACTCGTCTGGGAATGCAATCCCAAACTCAAGAGCAGCGTGCATTGTTTGAGGAATGGCGTACTGGAGAGTTAGATCTTGGTGCGTGATCACGTAGAGTTTGCACTCTGTGTCTTCGCAGCCATTGTCAACTAAGCCCTACATTTCGTGATTGATGATGTTGTCCATGTGACTATAGTAGCAGTCAGAATTGGAATTGTGAAAGGTTAGGCAGGTAAAAAATTCAAAGCGGCAGTTGAACTACGATAGAACCACCTGATTCCATCTTGCATCAGCACTTTAAGAAGGTTACCGTTTTCAAACTCTTGAACAACTAAGAAAGTTGAGTTTTCTGACAAATATATTTGAAATTTGCTTGTTACGTTTTCTTTTGGTATTTCTGCTCTAACCATGAAACAGTTGGTTTTGTGATGTACTTTATAGGCTTCGCCAACTTTCAGTTCAGACGACCTCACCAATCGTTCTCCTGATTGTTTTGAGCTCTTTGGAACTCAGTTGCCACATCCTGATTGCGTAAAGCCTGTAGTTGTTGTAGTAGGTGAACGATTCTTGTTCCGACAGGTTTCTGAGCTCTTTGTCAAACAGTACGTCTCTGCCGTCTTCATAGAACTTCTCTTCTGTCTTTGTGACGACCAGACAACCCTTGACACAATCCCATTCTCTTGTGTAAATCGTGTGTTTTGTTGGTTCGGGTCTCTTTGCCAACTCAATTCCCCACCAACTTGTGACTCGTACAAAACTGCGAGTTTTGTCAGACCACTTACTCTTGGTGACCAGACGATATTGAATCAGTTTGTTGTCAGGTAATGTGATAAGCGTCACTTGGCTTTTCTTTGTTTCTTTCTTTTGTCTTGGACAAACACAAAGAATGCCCGTGTTGGGATTCACGTAAAAACTGTCCCAATGACCTCTGCTCATCAGTGGCCGGTTATCGTTGTAGTAATATTTGACAACAGAATACGGAAGTCCGTCTTCCCCCATTTCAACATCTTGATGAACCGCATGTTTGACATGCACAAGAATGTGTCGTTGCAGCGTGGAATCAAGAGAGATGTTTTCACAAATCTCTGAATACACCTTGTTCCAAGGTCTTCCAACGTTGCTTTTCAAAAACCGAAACAAAGGAGCGAGGTTGTCAGACAGGTCTTTACGATCAACTCCGCGCCCTTTGGGCCGAATGGTTTCTTTGTTGGGAGCCTCTTCATCATTTGATTTGTATTTGTTGCGCTCGTGTCCATTCTCCCAACTTTTGTGTCTGGGTCGGTCAATGAGCACATGTCGCATGTCGTTTCTCATTTGAAACACGCCTCTTTCTTAAATGCCAATTTTCTCTTCCGTCTTCACAGCTTCGGCAATTTTGTTTGCCACCTTCGCGTACGTTGCACCGTGTTGGCCATACCAAGCAAGACAAGTGTACAAAGGTTTCCCAAGACCAATGTTAAGCAAAACTGCCACTACTTGCGCTGTCGTAAGATCATTGTCATCTGTTTCTAGCATAGAACAGACACAATTTTCCAATCTGTCAAACAGAATCTCGTACTCTTCAATGGTTGTGCCAGAGTAAGAGACGAAATTCTCTGGTTTCCGTTTGATTTTTGGCAAATACATTTTGGCAAAAAGCACAGCTTGCCGAATCAGCAAAATGGTTTTTTCTTTTTCTGTGAGACTTGGTACAAGAAATGTTTTTTTCATGGTAGTTCATCCGTAAAGGGTATCAAAACCAGATTTCTCGGCACATCTGTAACAGAGATACAACAGTTCGTCAATTTCGCTGTCTGTAAGTTTACCAAAGATCTCCAAGAGATTTTCTTTGGTCATACCATAACCACAAGCAGCTTTAATAAGACAATTTGCAGTATCTTCTTTGTAAGTTGAAGCCATCCTTCACCAACCAAAGTCTGTTGGAGCATAAACTTGCTGTTGAGTACGAATGACGTTTCGTAGATCACGCTCAGGCGGAGCAAAGTCTGACTCCATCACTCGCATGAGGAAACGCCACTCTTTTGTCGTTGCCTGAATGCCACGATGGATATCCCACCAATCAAACTCTGTGACAGCGCAGCTTTCAACAGAAAGCTTCTTGGCATAACCGCACTCAATTTCTTGGTTAACCTGCTTGCTCATCCTGTTGTAAATCTGAGAATCCTGTTCCTCATCCACCATCATTTCCCAATTCGGATTGGCAAGAAATTCGGTGAGGCAACCAACTCCTGTAACAAGCAGGTGATAACGATGAGGACGAATACTGTCCCATTCTTGAGCGAACAGATCCGGGTTTCCGTGATGAATGCTGTCTCGTTTTGGGCCACGAGGCACGCCATCTGTGTGCCAACCCGGAATTGCAGGAGACATACCGGGAATGAGCATGTGGATCTTCGTGTCAACCACAACATACTTCCTGTCGTTGTGTAGTTTCACAGCACCAAGAGCGGCCCGAGTCAGGTCACCTCCGTATTTCACAGTATCTTCAGGAGAGGCGTTGAAAAGCCCAAGAGTGTTTTTCACAAGCTCCTGTGAAGGTTGGTCAATGCGGCCTGTAACTACAAGTGGATTGCGATTGAATCGGAGGGATTTCATAGATCTGTTCTATCACACTTGGATATGAATTTGAAAGAATTGGTTGTTAAAGGTTTGTTGTTGATTCTTGGACCAACCCCGCTGCCATAAACGCTTTGCGGGTAAAATCAGGAAAACTCTTGGTTGCCAAGAGTTCTTCTGGCGTACACCATTTCACAAGTCCGCCGACCACTTCTGGAAGAAAGGCTCTGTTTATGTCTCGTGCAAGCACATAAAACACCACGCAAAAATAGCCAATGCCGGGTTTGCGATGATTTACATGGAAATCAGAAAACTGTTCATAAACCCAATCTGGGTAAGCAATGTATCCCGTTTCCTCACGCAGTTCTCTGAGAGCCGTCTCTTTAAACGTCTCATTTTCATCGCATTTACCACCCGGAAGGGTGAAATCCGTGTGATCATCTTTACGAGAGACACCAAGGATAAGACCTTTACTTGGGTCAAAACAGATGATGGAAGCAGACTTGTGGAATTCTGTGATTGGGAAAGGTAGTTTCATGGGATGTACAGTTTAATCCTTGATTTCATTTGCATCAGAAACGTGTCTGAAACCAGAGCAGCCATAGAAACAAGCATTTGAGCCAGTTTTGCATCTGCTCTCCAAGCTTTGTCAACGGCTTCAAAATGTTGGGGATGGTTGCGGTTTTGGAGAAATTCAACGATTTGTTCAGGTGTCATGGCGTTTCCTTTGATTCAGTAGTCGTCGCACTCTCGTTCACGCTTTAGCACGTCAATCGTTTTGTGACACTGTGGGCAGATAACATACTTGTAACGAGTCCAGTCGTCTTCGTCTCTGCCTTCGTGTATGTCGGCTGGAGAAAACTCCACTTTGTAGTGGCAACCTTTACACACTTCTTGCCAAGCGCCAATGGGACCGTTGCTGATAATTCTAGCCATTTTTGACCTTACTAAGTTCTTGAAGAATGCCAGAAACCATACAGATGCACACAACACCAGCAATGTAAGAAACAGCAGCCCAAGGTCCAAACACAAGAGCCATTCCGATTGGAACGCCGACCACAAGAGCTCCAGTACCGGCAGACACCAGAACAAGTTCTGCGTAATTTTTGACTTTAAGTTTGTCTACCGCTGTGATTGTGAGAAGGACTGGAATTGCCAGAACGGAGCCAATTCCGTTGATGAATGCATTTTTTAGACTAAAGTTTTTCATGGCGTTTCTTGGTAGGCCCGAAGAGATTTGAACTCTTTTTCTCCGCTTATAAGGCGAAGTAGCACAACCCGTGCGCGGGCCTGTCTTCTGTGTCGTCAGAAGCGATGATCTACTTTACCACGCCCGACACAGATTTTGAAACTATTTCAGAAGGTTCTTTTTGTGTTGAATTTCTAGTTTTAGCCACTTGGCGTCGCGTAGTTTGTTTTCCGTATCGTTGATTATGTCTTGATGGTATTTTCTGAGCGCGGTTTCAAGATTTTCCAAAGCGCTTTGCTCAGAACCACCTCTAGATGACATAATGGTACGAATCTCAGGATTATCACATTCTCTATCAGCAAAGGCGAAAAATCCAACATTGGACACTCGCGGAATGACATAAACATTTGTGCAAGGTCCGTCACCAACTTCTGTTGCAAGAATCTTTATCCGATCAATCAAACCTGTGTTTGGCGGGATGATGGGAGTCTCATCCCAAGTACCATCAAGCAGTTTGGCAATCAGGTGTTCGTGATCGTTGATGTTGTCCGAGCCAGACAATCTGTCATCAAAACGAATTGCTCGTTTTAGCCAATCTGTAGCCCTTTTAGCATCGGTTGTCATGGAATCTGTACTTTCTTCATTTGGTTGGCATGGGTTTCTGCGCTGAACTTGGCAAACCACGAAACTGCTGATTCTGCTGCTCGTGCGTTTGCTTCCTTCTTCTGTGTGTTCAGTACAACACGGGTATGTCCGTTGGTTTTGAAGACTGCCCTTGAACAAGCAAGAGAGCAGTATTTTCTGCCTGCGTTTGTTTTTGGCAAGGTATCCATTGGTTTAAGACATTTTGGATTTTGGCATACTTGGTTATGTAAACGATAAGTTTTCTCTGGTTGAATTTCAAGTGTAGATCTCATCGGAAATAAAACCTTTCAAACAAGCTTTTGTAAATTGGGTGAGTTTCAACTGGTTCTACTTGATCAACAGAAACCATGTTTGCCAAGGCGGCATAGCAGACGGTGAGAGAAAACTTGTATCTTTCGTTTTTCTCATATGCATTCGCTTGTACTGTTGCCGCGTGACGAATTGCGTTCAAGAAATTATCCGGTAGAGTAAGTTGTTCTGACTTTTCAACAACAGCTTTTTTGTCAGCAAACACAAACGCGTGAATGTTGTTTTGGTAATGGGAAATCGTGTTTTGGAACACGTTTCTGCTGTCTGACTTTTTGAACCACAGATTTGCTCCATTGAGCCTCTTGAGGAGACAGCTAAACGAATAGCTACCGCCAAGGTAGTAGCAACGAGGATCTGTTGTGTCCGTTGCTTCAACCGTGTTCACTTTTCCACAGTAGATCCACTCTTGGCCTGTTTTGGTCTTGTAAACTCCACCAATTTCGTAGTCAGAAATCTTTGGCTTTTTCCCAAGTGTTGTTGATTCGGCCATCCGTGCGTGTAGCTCTGAGCCAACACGAACAAGCTTCATGTCAGAGCCAACCCTTGCCCAAACAAATTGGCCAACAAGAAATCCGCCCTTTGAAACACCTGAAGAAACCATTGTCTCAAGGAGCACATCTTCTCGTAGATCAACCCAAAATTGTTTTCCATCTTCCAAAGTGACAATGCACTTGTAGGCACGACCACCTTCAGTTCGTTTCTCAATGCTGACCACTTCAACCGAAACAACTGGAGTGTTTGGATAAGTGTACTTTGGCACATCACTGTTTGTCATGAAACGATGGCTTGCCCACCGTTCACCTGTTTCAATGGTCTTTTTGTTTGCGGCGTCAGAAATATAAGCAGGGATAACCGTTCGGCTTTTGACAGCTTCGCTTGAGTTGGTATCGCCTTCCCAAGTAAAAATGGTTTTCTGCTCTTTTCGGCAGATGTAGATGACTTCTGCCGGGATGTTTCCACGGGTAATTGTTGCCATGTTCCTACTCTACAGAATAGAAGGTTGGTTTTGAACTAATTGATTATTGGCGTATTTGCCAGTTGTAGAAGATGGAGCCCCATTTGTCATCTTTTGCATCCAAAGAATGCAAAGACACTTCAAGGTTTGGAAACTGTTCTTGTAGATAAGTGGTCAACTCTTGAACAGTTGATTGGTTTACTTCTTCGGTTCCATTGATTAACGAACCAGTGGAACCAGAAGTTTGACCAGTAGAAGAGTGTTTGCCGATCACCAAAGCAAGGATTTGTTTTAGCCGGTTCATGGTTTCAATCTACCACAAACAAATTGACGAGGACAGAACCATTTTGAGGATTTTCACCAATGTCTTCGTCTATTTTGCGTTTGCCACTTTGCAACCAGCCAGTTTGTGTGCGGGCGGATACAATTGGCGTGAAGTCATGGTCACACCCTTGCAAAACAACGATTGCATCTGGATCTACGGAACCGAGTTTCTTTTTTAGATCTTTAACCGTTATGAACATGTGGACACAACTCCAATTGTGAAAAATAATACCACCAAAGAAATCCAAATTGCAATCAGTATTTCATCGGTCATGGTAGCAGCGGAGGGACTTGAACCCTCATGTCTTGCGACGGGGCATTTTGAGTGCCCTGTGTCTGCCTTTCCACCACGCTGCCATAGATGTCTCTTGTAAACCCCAAGAGACGCAGGCCCTAGCTGTCGTTCACCGCTAGGCGTGTTTCAAGGGTTTATTTCCTTGAAAGAAATGGACCTGTCATTTGGGCACGTTCTGATCAAAACATTATGTTCGTCTGCCCGTTTGCTTTCCAGCATACCTTTAGGCATTTATGCCAGCTTTGCTTTCCTCCAAGAAAAGACTTAGTGCTTTCAGGTGCCCTATTCAGACTAGATCCAGTGGCTCCCGTGGGAATTGAACCCACACCCCCTTTCGGGGACCAGATTTTGAGTCTAGCGCGGCTGCCATTACGCCAGAGAGCCATTGCGACCAAAGGTCGCTTCAATACCAAGCTTTAACTTCAACGGTTTTATTACAATTTGGACATTTGATGTCGTAACAAACCTCTGTTTCACCCCAACTTGAGTAAGTTTGGGAGTGTACATCGTTTTTGTAGTAGAGGATGCGGGCTCCACAACCCTGACACGAAACTTTGCGTCCAATTTTTTCGTCCTGCCCGATTACCTTCGTCATGAACCTAACTTAGCACACCCTTCTGACGGTTTGAAGTATTAAGGTTTGGTTAGGGGATGGACAACCTCATCTACAGCAACAAGCACCACCTCTACAATGGAACAACCCTCAAGAGGGAAAACATAGGATTGATCAGAGGTTGGGTCTATCTCATACATGTTGCCGGTGAATGGATTAAATCTGTTGCTTTTCTCAGTTTGACGACGGTAGTTTACCCTCATTCTTGTCACGTATGTTCGTGCATAGTTGAGTCGTGTAAACAGTCTCGCTTTCTCCAGTGGACCAAACCCAACATACCTTGGGTTGGTATTGCCGTCGCAGTAGAGGTCTGTTCCATCTTTCCTGATCACGTACTTGTTCCAAGATTTTGCGTTTTTCATTTGTGGTGCAACCCCATACAGGTTTGATTGTGAACAGTATTCCGGCCCAAACATCGTTAGGTTTTTTGATGTTGAAAACACCTTGTGAAGAGGTGCTCCCATCTATGTCTGGACGTGGCCCGTCAAATTTTGACGGATTCTCGTTTGTCATCAGCCAGTTCCAAAACTGGTTGATAACCCATTTTGTATGGTAGAGGGATTGTTTTACCGTTGTGATCAGACCACTTGTGCAACTCAAAACCTTTGCTTGTTATCGCATAGTCGGAAACTGTATCTTTGTCGTCCAAGAAAAGTCGCAGGCAGTTAGCAAGACTTTCTTTGCCGCTGGCCGTGATATTCACATAAAAATTACTCAAACAGCTATTGTCGTTCATCTGAACACCATATAAACTGAAATTGGCAATGTCATTTTATCCTCTTTGGAAATGTGGCCTTCTTGAATTGCCACAAAACCAGCACTTTCTACAAGATGCTTGATGTGACTTCCAACAACGGTTCCCAACATAAGACCTTCTTTGGTTGAAGTGTCTGACCAATCAAACACTTTGATTGTGTCTTCATCTGTTTCTTCAACGAGTTTGGAAATTGTTCCAAGAATTTTTTTCAGTTCTGTTTCCGCAACACTTATTGCGTTCTCAACTTTCATTCGTTGAAGTTTTTCTTTTTGGGCTTTCTCTTCTGCCTCTTTGACGGTTTTGTTTGAAAGCCCTCTTTTTACTTCGTTATACACAAACGATTTGATTTGTTCTGGCGTCATTTTATGCCTGTGATGGAAAGTGTAGGTGCAAAGCAAAATGTTTGCCGTGATGATCTGATACAACTTTTGCAGTTGCTATTTGGCTATTTTTAAACATGGCAACAAAATGATCTGCTTTGATTTTCATTTTGATTTCATCCAAAGGAGTTGGTTCATCGCGGTAATAATCCACAACAACATAAGTGGCACCTTTGGCAACTTCTTCAGGAATTTTTTTAATGGCATTTGACACCAGAAATTCAAGCTCTTGTTGAACTTTGAGAATTTCTTGTTTTTGAGCAGCAAGCTTTTTTAGTTCTTCTGCTTTTTTCTCTGCCGCAAGTCGTTTGCCATCTTCTAGTGCGTTGGCTATATCAAGATCAAAATTTTTCATTGTATTTCTTTCTTGATACAAATCTGATTCCTTCATTTTGCGAGCCAAGTTGTTTAGTTGATTGTTGGAAAAATACGTCATTCCGGGGATGTTCATAAGTTTAGCACCGCTGATAGGGGTTGAACCTACATGTGTCCATTAGCTTTCTCCTGCTTAGAAGGCAGGCGGCGTACAGCGGCAAAAAAATCAACAGTACAAACCTTTTTCAATGATGTTGTCAAGAACGATCTTTGGAAGAAGTTTAGCGGCTTCTTGCAGATCAAGCTCTTTGATTAGAGCTCTCACTTTTGTGCTGGAAATGTTTGGCATGATGGTCGGTACACCATCCACTTCGCAGCCTGCTCTGCCGATAACAAACATTGGTGCAATTGCGTTGATTTTGTCCCAATCCTCACCCCATGTTTGTTTGTTCATGACACAATCCGAACCGACAATAAACCTGAAATTCAAGTCTTTGTATTCGCTGACAAGGTGTTGTACGGTACGAATAGAATAAGAAACTCCTCCCAACTCTTCTTCTACTCTTGAAACAAAAACTTGTTCTTTTTCACTAATCATGTCTTGCAGCATTTCAACACGCGTGTTGAAATCCACAAGATTTTTCCCATCTGGGTGTTTGTAGGTCGGGATAATAAGAACGCCATCAATGCCTTCCATGTTCAACAGGTATTCAATTACGAACAGATGCCCGAAATGAGGAGGATTGAATGATCCACCGTAAATGGCCCATGTTTTTTTTCTACGCATGTGATGATTGTAGTAGAACGAGAGGTGTTTTGGAAGATTCAATCGTAGTAGTCGGAGATACGTTTTTTGTCTAGAGCTTGAACAAGACGTGGTGGCAGATCTGAAACTGTTGTTTCGTGTCCACAAACGGGGCATGTGAACTTGCCGAATGGCGCCGAGGTGCCCTTGTATCCACATGGTTTTAGATCTTTTTCTTCAACCAACAGAGTTGCGCCGCAACCTTTTTGTGAGCAACGACATTCTTGGAACCAAGGGTTTGCCCAACCACCTTGCTCAATGATTTTCATCGCGCACACTCCCGCTCCACATGAACCACAGCAGAATCTAGAGTTTGACAACCCGCATCCCGTTCAAGAACGGGTTCATCAACCACGACAATATCCGAAACTGAAGAATCTGTTGATGGGTACGAGGGTGTTTTGCACGAGGCGAGAATTGCGAAAACTGCTGTGACAATTAGTTTTTTCATGGTGTTCCTTTTGGAGTTAAAGTGAAGACGGTTCTAACTGAATTTTTTAGTTGTGTTAGAATATCACCAATTTGTGAAACATTTGTGATTGTCCAACAATTTTTGGTTTCTTCGTTTACAACGGTCCAAGGGTCTTCTTCTGATGGATTTTCAACAAAGTTGTTCATCAACATAGCGTTCAAGAACGCTCGTTTTAATGCCGCTCTTTCATTGTCTGTATTGGATGTGGCTACAGCAAAAGAACCAATGGTAGGAAAAGTGATTTCGTATGACATGTGGTACGGGAAGTAGGACTTGAACCTACAACGGCCAACTTCAGAAGATGGTGCTCTGCCATTGAGCTATTCCCGTATATTCTTTGCCTGAATTGCTAGGCGGCTCCTCATAAAAACCGCCTAGCAATTCAGAGCGGATAGCTACTCCGCCAACCCAAACACAATACGTCTATTTTATTTGGATTTATTGTTTTTAAGCAAATCAATAATTCCCGGTGGTAGTTGCCAGTAAATGTACAGAGTTGTGTAACAGTTTGGACAAACTGTTGAGAAGGACCAATCTCCCTCATAATCTTGAGAGGCTTTGATATCCTCCAGTCCAATTTCAATCTGGGAAAAGCAACCTTTTATTCCGTTGTAAGGGCCACTCACTTGAGCGCAACGGATAATGGTAGTGAATGGTTTCACTTCTGTTTCACCGATGATTCTTGCCATTTTTCACCCAATCCAAATGTGTCTGATTATTCCGTGTTGATCTTGACAAAAGTTAACACGATTCTTGTTTTTAGGGAATTTCCTTAGTTTTACATTGAATCGTGTTGTGTTTAAAAATCTGTATTGAATATTGGGCTCTTTTGGTGAGACCCAAAGGAGTGTCCTACCAGTTTTTGATTGCTGTTTTGGGGTTTTACACTCAAGGAATTTCCACTCTTTGATCGTGGTAGCGTTTTCTCCAACGTAATTGTCCCAAAGCTCTGATAGTGACATCATAGTGGTGCTGGTGGGATTTGAACCCACACTGGATGGCTTCTTAGACCATTGTCTCCTGCCGTTGGACTACAGCACCGTTGGAAGATTGTGAGAATGGTTACTCACTGGTCTCACTTCCATTGACAAGTAATTCGTATTTTGTTTGGTGTGATGATTTTATTCTCATCCAAAATACGGGGTTATGTTGTGGCTCAAGAGAGACTTGAACTCTCACTGAATCGCTTCTGAGGCGAGCCCCTCTGCCGTTGGGGTACTGAGCCAACTATCAATCAGCAATTGCATATGCAATTGCTTCTTTGATATCAAGAGGCGTCACGTTTGCCATGTCCAATTTGATGTCAATCATTCCATCTGCCGTTTTCGTCACAACCATCGTGTTGTTGGGCCACGAGGGTTTAGGGTTCTCAAATTGCTTCTTTGGCACTTGAACAATCTCGTACTCGTCGTTCATCTGGAAGTATCGGGCGGTTGTCATGAACTCAATCTAACACACTCAGACTTGAGTTTGAAAGATTCAACCAGAGAATCTTTAGATTCACGTTGTTTCGTCTCATACATTCTCTGGTTGAATCAATCTTTGGAATCTGCGGATTAAGAGGGAGCCAATGCAAACCATAAGACGTTACGTTTCTTACACCACATTCTCCGAAGAGAAGCCGCTTAAACAACTTGCGGACTACACGGTTTAACCCGTGTGTGCTTTTGATGCTGGCAGGCACCTAGTTCTGTTTCACATCTTACTTTCTCTGCCAAGAGTGGCTTGAAAGGCTCCCGGTGAACTTGGTTGGATTTGCACCAACAACGAGTGGGGTTCCGTATCTGGCGGTCTTGCCCACTAGCTCTGCTGGTTGAGCTACGAGTTCTCTGTTTGTTGAATTTTCTCCATGAACTTCAACAGTTTGTCACGCTTCTTTTCAATCTCAACAATCTCGTCTTTAATAGAGTCAACAGCATATCGGCAACAGTTAATGTTGCACTGTTGCTCTGCCTTACGACGAGTCAAAGGATTCCCTTTGCTGTCAAGTACCATTTTGTACTTGGCCAAATAGTATGTTGTTTGGTTGATGCCACCAATCATGTAGCCTTGGTACTCAGCCAGTTCGGTTATTTGGTGATAACCCGGATGATGTGTTGTTATGATGTCGCCAACTTTAAAACCGTTGTAGTTGTCTGTCATAGAGGAGACTCCCAGATTCGCACTGGCCTCCTTGCGCCAACCTCTCGTCAATATGTCAAGAGGATTTACAACGCGTGTGCTCTCGTTCTATACACCAAGTCCCCCAAGAATCTGCTCATTCCACTGGTTTGAAGCCTTCTTCTGTCTTTTGCCATTTGGTTCCAGTGAGTGACTCTCCTTTTTGCTGCCAAATCTTCGTGTCCAACTGGAACATCATGTTGTAGATCTTGTGGTCAGGAGCGGTTGGGTCTTGCTCTTTGAAATACTCAAAAATTGTTTGCGCTACGATGTTCATGTTAGTGTGCTTTCTAAAAAAATCTGCTCATTCGTACCGACAAGGCATATTTGGTGGGCACCCAAGGATTCTACCCCGATCTCCTAACTGGATGGTTAGTTGTTTTAGTTAAACTAGATGCCCGAAATTGGTCGCTGTCTTCCACATCAGGTAATGAGCCCGAAACCCGGCCGGGAGAAGACAGCCTGACAGGCGCGACCTGCCATACTTTGTTTGGTAGCAGAGGGTGGAATTGCGAGTGTTTGATAGTTATTCACATGGCTACCAAAATATACACTTGCGATTCTTGCTATCAACCATTTGAAAAAGAGGTAAAATTTTATAATCACAACGTAAAACGCGGTTCTGTGAATTGTTGTGATAGTTGTCAAAAACCACATCAGTCTATTTGCGAATGGTGTTCAAGATCTTTCAACAAGAAACTTTCTCAAATAAAGAAAACAAAACACCATTTTTGTTCTCAAAGCTGTTTTGGTTTTTGGCACAATGCACACAAAAAACATGGAACAAGACGCTCAAAGATGGAAATGTTCCTTGAACAACGAATTAGAGAAGAATTCCCTTCAATATTTTGTTTGTATAACGATCGGGAAACTCTACTAACGGAGTTAGATTTCTATTTCCCAAATCTCAGATTGGCAATTGAGTTAAATGGTATTATTCATTACGAACCGATCTATGGTCAGAAAACATTTGATCGTATTGTCAACAAAGACAAACAAAAAATCATTTGCTGTTACCAACGAGGCATAGAACTTATAACCATTTCCAATTTTGGAAATTTTTCTGCCAAACTTGCCGATCACGTTTGGCAACACATCAAAACTATTATTGAATCAAGAATTTTGCCAATTTATGCAACTGTTACCGACACACGCCACGAGGAGGCATCTTGATTATGTGTCATCTCGCAGAGGGTGGAATTGCACACACCGACCTTCGGGTTATGAGCCCGACGAGCTACTACTGCTCCACTCTGCTATAAGT